TTGCCTTTTTACACCCTTATGTGTGAACATAGGGACATATTTAATACTAAAATAGGTATTAATATGCATTCGAGTCAAGTGGATGATATGTATAATAGTTTAAAAAATTTTTCATCCAATATAATGGAAGGTGATTATGGAGGTTATGACACCAGCATGCCTATAGGTATAGGTGTTATGGCCAATTCTATAGTTTATAATATTCTTAAAAAATTAGGTTATAATACACATTCATTGCAAATTGTAAGAGGTATCTTGACTGATAATCTCTTCCCTACAGTAGTTCTCAATGGCACTGTTTTTACTCCTCCTGGTTTTCAACCATCAGGTAAGTATGCCACGGCTGAAGATAATTCACTGAGAGGAGTTATTCTTTTAAGATATGCTTTCGCAATTATGTGCACACCGTTAGGCTATAATAACGCTCTAAATTTAACTACACATTTCTCCATACATGATTTTAAGAAATTATTATTACCTATTACTTATGGTGATGATATGTTATGTGGAGTTAAAGATGAATTAGCGCCTTTCTTTAATAATATAACCTATGAAAAATTTGTGAGGGAAATGTACTATATGACATTTACCACTTCAGATAAAAAGGAACAAACTCAAAAATTCATAAAGTTGAGAGATATTTCTTTTCTCAAAAGATCTTTTGAGATGCATTCACACCTTAAAAGAATGGTAGCACCTCTTGATAAAGATTCAATAATGAAAAGTTTGTGCTATTATTTACCCTCAAAGGAAATAACACCTGAAGATCAACTAGTACAAACTTGTATGAGTGCTTTGACTGAATTATTTTTCCATAGTAAAACTCAAAGTGAGTATGACGAATATAGAAATAAATTCATACACAAATTGTCTGACTTGACTAGGTTCAGCGTTTCTGATCTTGAACCCTTGTTTAAAACTTGGGATTTATTATTAGAAAAATATAGTCTATAGTTTTTTACTAATTCTTACTAATAAGAATTAGATCTTTGCCCCAAATTTACTGAACATTTAATCACTTTATCAAACCATAAGATGAATGTTTTCAGGAAACGAC